ATTAAGAGTTTGCTCGAAGAAAGTCGTACCATTTTCACGAGATGAAGTGATTGTTTGCTCAAAAGAAGAGTTTCCTTTCAAATCATATTTGTAAGCTGTTGGTGTACCAGCTACCGCAGAAATGGCATCCGTATCCGTAACATCGTATGTTACTCCAGTAGCATCGCCCTCGTTAACAAAGTAAACGGCTTTTAATCCTCCGTTACTTGTCTTGCAAGGCTCTAATCTACCAAGTGAAATATCACAAGCCATATTAAAATAAATTAAATGATTTTAAAATAAGCTCCCCGAATTAACGAGGAGCTATTAAGATGCTAATTAGTTAGCAGAGTTAGTGATACCGTAAGTAACGATATCTTCTACGATGCCATATTGAACACCAGCAGTCATTCGCATTACTACGCGAACGTTTTGCGATCCGTCGATATCTGCTAAATCAATAACCTTAACTTCTGACAAGTCAGTCAATAAACCAGTACCGAAGAACAAGTTGTCCTTAGTAGTAGCGATTGCTTTGTTAGCAGCTAAACCATTTGCTACGAAGATTTTAACACCGTCAAATGATAAAGAGCCATTGTTGTACCATTGTGTACCCATTGAGTTAGTACCATTAGCTCCTAAGCCTGAAGCTCCGAAACCACCTAAAGCACGAACGTAAGCGCGAGCGATGTTTTGTGAAACGTAGATATACAATCCGTCATTTCCGTAAAGAGCAGCTGGGATAGCATCAACGATTTTGCCTAATTCAGCAACAACGTTAGAAGCAGTAACCGTAGTACCAGCAACCTCTTGAGCAGCTGGAAGAGCAGCGTCAGCAGCTAATAATGTAGCGAAACCATCGAACTCGCCAGCGTTAGCAGTAACACCTGACCAAATGTTTGTTTCGTTCTTAGCAGCAACTTTAGCAGCAACGTGAGCAACTAAGAAGTCTTGGAAAGAAGTTGGCAATACATCAAATGCAGAATATCCTTGTTGTGCAGATAACCAATCTGAATGAAAATCTTTCTTGCAAAGTTGTAAGTTAACTTGGAATTCTTCAGGAGTTAAGATACGCTCTGTCAATGTAACTGTAGAAGTTGCATCAAAATCGCAAGTAGCATTTTTCAAGATAGCATCAGAAGACAATTTCTTGATAACTTCTTTGTACTTAATAGATGGTTTTACTGTAATACCACCAGCTTCGATAGTTGGTGCAGATAATAATGCAGCAGCGATAATTTGATCCTTAAACTCGCCAGCATAAGTTGTTGTAATGCTTGTTGTAGTAGCCATTATTTAATTAATTATTTGTTAAAAATTTTAGAAAATACTGAATCCTCAATCGAATGAGTGCGATTCTTTGATAATTTAAACGAATTTACTTTTACTTCTGATTCAGGATTAGTAACAATTGCTTGCGCACCTTCCTCAACATTTGATAACTCAACCTCTAAAGATTGCTTAGACAATTTCAAAGCCTCGTTTTCTGCTTTGATTTCTTCTAATTGATTGCGCAATGCTTCAATTTGTGCTTCGAAGAATGTTTCTTTCGATACTGATTCAACGATACGCTTAGGAGAAGGTGCAGCTGGCTCTGCTTCCATCATAGGCTCAACAACCTCTTCAGGAGCTACCTCAACTTCAACTTCCGCTTCAGCTTCCTCTTGTTTGATTTCAGCAATAATGCCTTCAACCGCAACAACCAAGATGCTTCCATCTTCCAACTTGTACTCGCCCATTGGCATAGGTACAATACCATCAGCAGTTACGATTCCAACAGAGAAGTCAGGCTCAAATGATTCTGCTTCGATAATGGTAATGCCATCCTCAAGCTTCATTTGTGCAAGCTTAACCTCTAATGAAAGCAACGCTTTGATTTGGTTTAACTTGTTTTTGTAGTTCATACTTATTTATTTAATTGATTAATTTACGCTTACAATAGTTCTTGGCTCATTGGTATTAACAATATTAGATGCGCTTCCTTGCCCAACTAATGATCCAATGCCTTGATTAATAATTTCGCCTTTGCAACAATCTTTTGAATACGTTCCGTCCTCGCATAAGCAAGCTCTATCTCCGCCAACTGGAGATGTAGTTTTATTCTTCGCCATTTTTAAGTATGTCAATAATTTGTTTAACAATTTCTTCTTCTTTAGCCATTTCTAATTTATCAGCAAAATATCCTTCGATTGAAAAACCTTTAACTTTTCCGTCTTTAACATCTTGCCAAACTTGGTCATTGTCTGCTTTCATTGAAATCATCCAAGTGCCTTGTGGCAAAGAGAATCCATAAGCATTTGACTTATCATTCTCCGTATCATCAATAATCCAAGATTCAACTACTGTCATACCATCAATCTTGCTATTATGTTGCAAGGTAGCGTTTGACTGATTGCCATTCTTTAGGAATAATTCAGAAGCAAGCTTTACCGTTTCCTTTGAAAAGAATACATAAAACTCATCCTTCCCATACTTACGATAAATTTGCTTATTTGGTATTAATGCCGCACCCATCAATATCCGTTTCTCCGCATCTACTTCGGCAAGCTTAACTTCGTATTCTTTATTCAAAGCGACAAAGTTGCTCTCTATTGCGGGAAAGTCGACAAGGGAAACGGCATCAATGCCATCAGTATCTTTATCAATAATTAATTCCACGATTCTCATAACCTATAAACGATTTAAAATTTGATTGTTTTATTTTCACTACATCGAAGCAGCATTCACGATATTTCTATCCAAGCTTTGTGCCGTAGTTACATCCTTTGAAACTACATAAGCTTTTACTGGAGTATTGGCTTGCTGATTGAGTGATTGTGCCACCTGATTAATTCCGCTTGCTCCTACTACGTTAAATTGAGGAGCAGCTGAAGCTGGAGTAGCACCTGACATATCCATACCACCACCAGAAGTAGATGGTTGAGTATTGATAATGTCTTGAACTGCTTTAAATCCCATTGCAGCTACCGTAGCAACATTGGCAACTTTTAAACCAAACTCGAAAGGAGTAGCAGTCTTTGTAGCTAATTCAGCAGTAATACCTTGATAAGTATTAACTAATGATTGAGCAATTGCCAAAGCTTTGCCTTCAGTTGAAGAGGCTTCAAACAAAGAAGAGATATTGCCAAGAGTATTAGATACCATTGCTATTCTTTGATTCTCAATTATTTTTTGCTGAACTAAAGTATCCTTAGAAATCTTTCTTTTCTCATCTTCGCTTATTTGAGTTGACTCTTGAGCTGCTTGATTAAATTGTTGCAATGCAAATAAACGAGAAGAGTAAGCCTCTAGCTCGTTATTTACAACTTGCATTCTTAACTCCTGATCCCTATTATATTGATAAGTTCTTAATTGATCAGCTATTGAAATGCTTTGTAATCTAAGAGCAGCAATCTCTTGTTCGGCAGCATTTTCAATTTCTTTTCTTCGAGTTGAACCTTTCTCATATAATGCTTCTTGCTGCTGAAAAAATTGAGCAGTATCGTGTATTTTTTGGTCAAGAATTCTTTTTTGCTCAATTAAATTTTCATCTTCCGATTTAATTGTTGTAGCTAAAGCTTCCTTTCTTGCAAATTCAATATCTCTTTGTGTCGTAGCAGTATCTGCTAATAGTTGCCTTTCTTCAAGTATTAAAGCAATTCTTGCTTGGTCTTGCTCTGTTATAAAACCTTGCAATTGCGCCCTAATCCCTAAAATATTATTTTTGGTTTCCTCAAGCTTAATTTCGTCTTCTCTTTGACCAGTTAAATTAAATTGTGCTTGAGCTGCATCTTTTTGAATTTGAGCATAAGCAAGCATTTCTCTTTTTTGGTCAGCAATAATTGTCGCAAGTTTTTCATTTGCGGCATTACGATTTTCTAATGTTTCTAATTCATTATCACGAATCTTTCTTTGCTCCTCTGCTTGTCTATCGTATTTCTCAAATACTCCTTGCTGCTTTACTTGAGCATATAAAGCTTTATTGGTAATTTTAGTTATATCTTCTGCTTCTTTTTTTGCGTTATTAATATAAATCGCAGCAGCAGCAGCAGTTCCAGCTGGGTTAGTAACAAAGTTTTTAATAGCGTTTCCAGCAGTCTTTAAAAAATTACCGCTAAAAATTGAATCGCCTAAATCTTTTGCAGACTTTTTAACAACATTTAAAGACGTGCTATAAGCATCCGCGACTTTATTAGAGCTTGATAAGGCATCTTTAAAATCTTCAAATTGCGATGCAAGAATACCGATCCCAATTCCTTTGATATTTGAAGCAATTCCGCTAATTGCTCCGCCCATTTTTCTTAAAGTATTTGCCGCTTGATTACCAGTTTTGCCAATATCTTTTAAGTCCTCTTCAACGTGTTTAAGAGATTTGTCGGTTTTATCAGCAGTCTGCTTTACATCGTCTAATGAATCAGATAGTTGCTCAACATTCTTAACAACTTTGTCAAGATTGCTCTTAACTTCTAATTCAAATTCTTTCTTTTCAGCCATTTTAATTCTCTCTTAAATAGTTTAAATAATTCTTTAAATGTGTTTGGCAAATGGTTTTTTCCCTTTGCGATTTCGATAACCTCCGCTTGTGCGTAATGGTCATCTATAATTAGTAAGTCAATAATTTGTTTTATCATAGCGTTATTCTAATTACAGATGTATATTGTCCCCAAGTATCAACATTATAAGTAGGAGTGCCTGAAATATGAGGCAATCTTATCTGATGTGTTGCTTTAGTATAACCATTATTAAACGGATTTGTAATAATTAGCAACGCTTCGCTTCCATCCGCTGAAACTTTATAAGCCGAAATTGGAGCTTTAGCTTGTGCAAGCATTACTGGAATGTTTGAACTATTTGCATCGCTATCTGAAGTCCAAGCACCATTCCAATAAATTTGTGGTCTTAACCAACTTGTGCTTGCGCCTACTATATCTCTATTTTGCATTACTTGCCAATATCCAATATGAAACCAATCATAAAGACCATTGTCAGCTATTGCTAAATCTCCCCAATAATATACTATTGGATTATCGTTATCTACTCTGTCGTGATTGTACTCCCCTCCAATTGGCATAGGTGATGGCGACCACAAATATAAGCCATCGCCATAAGCAAAAGACCAAACCGCAAGTGATTGATTCATCGATGGAGCTACGCTTGGTCTATAACCTAACATTGAGCCATTTTGCACACCAGTTCGAGCAAAGTAAAAGTCAGCTTTATTTGGCTCTTGCAATCCCCAAAAGTATCCCATTACTTTTTTAGTCTTTGCAGCTTCAACGCCTATCATATCTACGATTAACTTTCTTGTCATATCGTAGTTATGAACAAAAGCATAAAGCAACCAGTTTGGTCTGCCCATACTAACATAGTTTGCAACATAAAATGAATCGTAAACATCAATAGCTCCCTCGTAAAAACGATGGTAGTAAACCGCTGATTTGCTTTTAGTGCCTAACAAGTAATAGTTTTTGTAGTCATCGTATAACTCAGTAGCTTTAGCCTCCGCAATTGTTCTATCCACTACATCGTAAAATCCATTACCTCCCGCACCGTAATAACCTCTTTGATAAAGACCTTCAGCATAGTTACTTAAACGAGGATAAACTCCTCCTTCAGATGCCCAATCTTGAGTAATAGAATAAGCTTTGCAGTTATCCCAAATTGCTTTGTAAACCGTTCCAATCGTAAAGCTATCTCTACCAAATCCAGCTACATACTCAAAGTCAAATTGTAAGTCTATTCCAGTAGAAGCATTAACAGGATTTACCGATGTGCCATTTGGATTAAAGAAGTTCAAGAATAAAGTAGCTGGAGCAGTATAATTAAAACTACCTTCATATGGTACTAAAGTCCATTCGTAAGGATTAATTTCTGCATAAGTTTTATTTCCAACTCCATAAACCGAGTACACCCATCCATCTCTATCTTCAGGCAATACCGCCAAAGATTCAAGTAAAGCGCAAATGTAACTTACATCAGTATCGTTATTATAATTAGGAGTAACTCCCCTAACGTGTCCGCTTGCTGCTTTAATCCAAGAATCTCCGTCAAAAACGTGCCTTTCATTAATTGGAATAAATTGAAAGATATTATTAGAATCCGCTACTGGATCTAAATCTTTCCGCATAAAGTAATCAGTATTGCTTGGAGTACCAGTAACAAAGTTTTTAAAATACGATAGTGCGGAATAATTGTAGCCTTTGTTTAAATATGTCGAAGTTCTAAATGTTCTTGAAACGCTTCCGAATGTACCTGAATCTTTTACAACACAATCAAGAATTGGATTCAATACCGATATAAAATTCTTTTGATTTCCATTCTTGTCTAAAATTGGCAATGTATTAGGGAATCTTCTAAAGTAACTAATGTGATTAAAATCTTCTTTTGGGAAAAAGTAATCAGGTCTAAAATAATACTTTAAACTTCCTACCGTAGTAGCACGATTTCTATCAGCTGCAATATGTACAATAGGGAAAGTAAAATTGTCCACTTCAAAGCCAGCAATAATATCTCCAGCATAATTATTTGTCCCCCATTTACCAATCGTAATTTTTAAATCGTAGCCTTTCATATCTGACAAATCTATATTCGTCAAAGCATCGGTACGATATTCGCCATAATCTACTTGCCATTTTTTAACATCGGATTCGTTTGGCTTTTGTGTCCAAAGTGCATCGGTTAATCTATTGCTTGAATCTAAAGACATATCAGTTCCCCACCACCAATTACCAAAGTAGTTGTTTGAAACCTGAATGCCTTGAGGATATTGAATAATAGAATCGTCTACCCAACTTACATCGGTAGTAGATTCAAGAAGCTCTTGAGCAGTACCAACAATCTTTCCGCTACTATTTAAAGTAACATAGTACGATTTAAATTGAGGAGTAGGAATTACATAATTACCAGCTGGAGCTAAATTTGTCTTTTCTACATTCGTGTAAAATGTAGTAGAAGAATCCATCAAGCTATTGTTGGCATATAGAATTGTAGAATCGACATCTTGGTCAAGATTAGTCAATTTTGTTCTCGCATCGGAAAGTGAAGTAAATGCCATTAGTATAAAGTATAGTATGTAATTGATTCGTTT